AGGCTACCTTTGAGGATTTTCTACCGGATAGATCATAAAGAATATTGAATCGAGTTCTTTCAAGATTCGACAAATTTTTAGTTGCTTCGTCAATATACGTCATAATAACCTCCTACCATCCAAAGGTGACAGGCATATAGCCTTGTTGCTGTGTTCTGATAATGTCACGTAAATCTGTCTTTGGTTTGATGTGATCCGATTCCGTTACCCTAATCAAAAATCTCCATTCGTGCTTCTTTGCTGGAACACCTGTGTGAAGTTCCCACCAGTCCCACATAACTGGTGTACAGCTTGGCATGTCATAAGCCGTCAATTCTCCACTCTCAACCAATCCAGAAACTTGGCCACTCAACATACTATAAAGACGGGTGTCGGGTTCTTTTGGAACATCTAACACAACGTCCCTTTCTTTAATAAACTGAGTTAGACAGGATTCACCTGTCACTAAAAGATGAAAGATAGAACCGTCCATATCTTCTTGTGCATGAATGTTTGGCTTATCTTTAACAGATGGATCAAGTGAATTTCCTCTCGGAACACCATCATTGTGCCAACCAACAATTGCAGGACACATGTTCGGAAGCAACATATGAATCTTAGTGTCTACAGTGATATATTTTTTTGACATAGTAAGGTTCATTGAACCAATGGCTTGACGTGTTAATTCGCCGCCGTACTTTACCGCATCTACTAATGAGGCATTATGCAGCCCAAGTGTGTTTTTAATTAACTCCTGTGAAGGTTGTTCAAAACCTTTTCCGAAAACCGGTTCGTTACGATTAAACATAATTTTTGTTGTTTCCAAACCAAACACATCCTTTTTGAGTTTTCTTTACACTTAGGTACTTGCAGAAGAACAACAAAAAAGGACAACCAATCAATTAAGATTAGTTGCCCCTATATGTTTCTATTTTCTTCGACGTGTTCCAGTTTCAGCTATATTAGCAATACCTATCAATGCAAAGAGAACAAGGTAAAAACCAATTGCCACAAACTCAGGAAGTAACACTAGCCACCACGACCAATCAATTACCCCAACCAGCTTTAACACAATAAAAATTACTCCAAGAACCCCAATTAATCCCACACCTATTCCTCCACATCTATTTCTATTTTTACGGTGTCATCGTCACTAAAAAGACCTACAATTTCATTCGTTATGTCGGACTTCATTCTTTTAATCTCATCATCAGGTAATCCCTTTGGATATACCAAGGCCAGTTCAGCCAGTTCAGCCTCAGAAAAGTTAGATTCAATTTCAATGGTTGCTTTAATTTTCATAAATTAACCCTCCGTAACGAAACTTGTATTCTCTAATTCACGCAACTCTTTAAATTTTTCGTCATACTCACGCTTTAAAATAAGTCGTGAAACGCCTGATCCTGAGTATTCTTCTTCTGCAAAGTCTATGACGTTTCTGATTTCAATTAACTCTTTTTTCAATCTATCAATTTTAGTGAATATGTTCATTCCTGTATATTTAATCCTACCCATATATCATCACGTCCTTTTTAATTATCATCTGTTTCCGGCTTCTCTTTCCTGCATATCATCTTTGTTTTGCGTCCTCTTTTTGAAAGCGTTGGGGTGGTTGCTAACCTCTTTCAGTCTAATGAAGTCAAGGTTTTCATCCCCTACCCGACTTTCTCGACGATTTCTCAACTTTTGCTGAGTAGTAGAAAGTATTGGGTACTCCGTTCTCTTTACCTTGTGAGTCTCTTTACTCCGCAAAGTGTCAGCAAGTAAATATGTTCCAAGCAGGTCTAAAAAATAGCTGTTGTTGTAAACTTTCCCCGTATCTCTAAAATACGCCTCTGTGATTTCATTCACTTGTTGAATGCGTGTTTGCAATGGAAGAAGTTCTTTTGTAGCCAACAGCCGTTCCACTTGATTTTCTAAACGACTTCTAGCAGACAATTCTATTCCTCCCTTTGTTTAAGTAAAATATGATAAGTGGCAAGGTTTTTAATTGCCTTCACTGTATGTTCTTGGACAGTCTGTTGGCTAAGTCCTAACGTCTTGGCCACGTCAACTTGTTTCAAGTCTTGAAAGTATGTTAAGGTAACAACCTCTTTTTGACGATCAGTCAACGCACGATCCACCGCAATACCAAAGTCAATCAGCATATCACTAATGGATAAATCATTGGCGAAAAATCTCGCCTCTGCTAGTTTGTGATAATCATTTAAAAAGGCTGTCACACCTGTTTCTGTTTCTAATTTGTAGGCCTGTTCGTATTTGTTCATGTTGCAATTTCTCCTTCTAAATCCTTGTGGACGGCCTGAATAGCCTTAATAAATTCATCTAGTGTTCCGTTGTTTTCGATTAGAAAATCACAAGGAATAGAGTCAACAATTGTCTCTGTCTCATGGTTAAAATCTTCTTCATTTACAACGTCGCCAGCTTTGATAATTCGTTCACGTCTAAGGGCATCGTCAGCATGAACTTTGATCACTATGAAACCTCGTGATTTTAGATACTCATACTCATTCATTTGCCGAACATCTGAGACAACCACATTGCGGTCTAAACCAAAATCTTTAAGTCTAATTAGCCTGGCATCTAAGAACTTAATCCAAATATTCGGATCGAACTCTCTGAACATTTGTCCAATCATTTGATACAACTTTCTCGGCTTGCCTCGACGAACAATCTCAGGAAAATAAAAACTGGCTACTCTCTTAATCTCATCACCAAAGGCCAGCTTTGCCGCATTGTCATTTTCTAAAAAGTATTCCGCAAGCGTGTCCTTACCTGACCGCATTTTTCCCACAACAGCAATTTTCATAAGGTGTCAACCTTCTTTCCATTTGATCTTTTATACGAACCTTTGCCCTTCTTAGGCCTGTCAGCCCTTACAGGTGGCGGCATCGTGCCTCGTGATTGTGTCATCACACCTAAGGTTCTTTTCTTCTTTTTCTTGTTCATAAGTAACCCCCTTCCCTTATACACTTGCAATTTGTGGGGGAAATAGGACACACATCAGGCTTGAAATTTATGATATATCGTTATATAATTGATCGTAGGAGACATTTAAATAAAGAAGGTGCTACTATTGGACATTAAAATGCATGAATGGATAAATGAAAAAGAGAAAGAGGAAATGAACCGGTTTCCTTCTTTCAGGCTTAGATGTCGGTTACGTCAGTTGTTAAAAGAACGTGGGCTAACAATGCGAGAACTTCATCTAATGACGGGTATACGTCAAACTGCTTTATCTGAAATGGCTAACTCAACCAGATCAACAATAAACATCCCTCATCTAACCACCATTGCAATGACCTTGCGGCTGACAGATTTAAATGAACTGTTTGAGTTCATAATGGAAAGTGACGTAAGGAAACAGTTTGCAGAAGATCAAAAAGTGATAAAAAAGAACGGAATATTGCCGGATCAGGATGAGTTTTTATCCTCATTCAGAAAGAAAAGGAAACCAAGAAAAAAACCCACCGACCAAAATTAGTCAGTGGGTTTTCTTTTAATCTTCTTTTTTAGTAATCTTGATTGAAACAGGGCTATCATCCCCATACTGGTCGTTTAGATTAAAGGATAGGGTGATTATGTCTCCTATAATAAATACAGCGAAAACAATAGAAAAAATAATCTCACCTCTTTGTACTGCATCCATAAAAAGCATAGCGAATACACATAAAAACATAGAAGTTAAAAGGTTACTAAGTTTGAATTTCATTACTCAGTATCCTCCCCTGTGGCCTGATCGACCATTTCATCAAACTTGGCCACTAACTCAGATCGGTCAACCTCGACATAATCAGTTAGTTCACCTTTTTCAATTCCTGAATGGATTGTCAGCATAGTATTTCTCTCGTCATCCACCAGCAATACAGGCTTGTCCTCACCTTGTACGTTTAAATTAAACTCCACAACAGGATTATGGATAGGATATTGTTTTCCCTTGGCCTCAGCCTTTTCCAGTGTGTTTGTTAAGATTTCAGCAACAGCCTTACCCATCTGTGCTGGTGTCATGCTTCCCTGTAATACGATACGCATATTATTCGATCCCTTCTGCCATAAGTTTTAATGCCTCAGCAATGTCATATAATTCCGATGAACCTGATCCGTAGAACCAGTCACCAAGTTCCATGTAACTTACTTCTTCTGGACAATCTGCCAACTCACAAAGTTTGTTGGCTAATTCTTCTAATGAGGACTTAATGTGGTTGATAGTTTTCTCGTTCATTACACCGCCACCCATTCTTTTGTAATAATTTCACGTTGTTCTGCTTTCACAGGATTATCCCACGCTTCAAAATCATAGTAAGAGTGGCTTTCCCCATATCTTGTAAGGCCATACATAAAATGATCACCTGTGGAAACTTCTTTAAAGACAATGGTCGTCACAGAAAATTTACCTTGATCTGACCACTCATCTTGTTCAACCAACTCATAGATAAGATTGTCTTTTTCATCCACAAGTCCACCTTGTATGAAAAGTTCAATCATTCCTTTTTCAGATAATTTCAAAGGGTTAAGTCTCAATGTTTCCATCCTATTGACCCTCCATAATCTTCTGTACTTCCGCAATCTGCTTTAGTTGGCTTTGTGCTTTAATGCGACCGTAAATATTCTTCACCAATGCAATAGATAGCCAGACAGTAGCGAATAATGTGTAACTGATATGAGGCATAATTAGATGGAATAAATAAGGTACTCCCCAAAACCACCCGACTACAATTGCCGCAAACAGGATTAAGAAACCAAGTTGTAAAAGCTGTTTCATACTTCTGATCCCTCCACTTCAAATACTCCAAAATAATTACAAAGGCATTCTGTGTCACAAAATAAATCACCGTCAGCAGACTTTAAAAACGTTTCATCTTCTGCTAGGACTCCTGAACAGTCGGAACACCTTCCCACAATCTCAGGTTCTTTTTCTTTATAGTTAATAATTGGGTTTTCAACATTCATCAAGATCAACACCAGCCACTTTCGTTATTACTTTCTTCATTACATCTACAGATAATCTAGTTTGTCCCATGCTGTCTTTTGTTGCATAGGCATGAAGTTCGTGGCCATCAGATAGTTCAAGTCTAATCTCGTTATAATTAAATTTGACTGCCGAAATATGCCCACCTTCGATAATGTCTTTTACTTTTAAGTCATCTGGATATGTTGGTGCTGATTTAACTTCCATAGTCCCACCCTTTCAAGAATAGTTACTTACATTTAGGTACTTGCACTATTCTTCTGTTTTAGGACATAAAAAAAATCAGTACCGATATAAATACCGATACTGAAAATAATATTGTTATTAATATTATTTTGATTGTCGATTCCAGTACAGGTTTACTAGGAAAAACTCTGTCCCTGAAAGGATGAATGAAACTGTATTTGTAGCGAAAAATGCCCCAGCCGTACCTTGTACAAAGAACATGTAGACCGCATATGCTTCCATGAACACGATCCCGATAAAGATACCGCCGATATAGATTCGTGAGAAGTCACGTACTGATTTTGTTTTAATGATTTTGATAATCTGTGGAATGTAACCCACAGCCAAGATAAGTCCACCAATTAATTGAAGCATGTTGAAAAATTGTAACATTAAAAAATTCCTCCGTTTTACTTTATATTTGTAGGCATGGTTAACGTCACGCCATCACCGTTGAATTATTTATATTCTTTTCCATCCTCGATACCTTCGTAATAGCCTTCTTCATAACCTTCGTCATGACCAGCGTCGTAACCCTCATCGTAGCCTTCTTCAATCCCTGTATCATAGCCGTCGGCGTAACCTTCGTCACGACCAGCCTCATAGGCCTCATCAAACTCAACGGAACAATCATCCTCAGCTTCTGAATAGCCTTCATCGTACCCATCTTCGTGACCTTCGTCATACCCTAATTCACGACCAGCCTCATGACCATCTTCGTGACCTTCGGTATATCCTTGACTATGCCCTTCTTTGTATCCAGAAGTGTGACCGTCATTGTATGCGGCATTAATATCGCCTTGACTGTTTGATGATAATGTGTGAGTTAGTGCGACAGCAAAATCTTGAAATTCTTCTTCTAACTCAGGTGCTTTTGTCATCAACCCATCAAGTTGTGAAACAATCACACACTCCCCTCTATCATGCAAAGGCTTTAAACTGTCTCTCATAAGGTAATTTCCTCCATCATTTTGGTATAGTCATCCTTTGTAACAACGCACTTTATAGTGACCTCAACCATTTCAGGTTCAGGAAAAACTTTCACGTCTACAATGTCTTGACAGTACAAAGTAGCTTCATCAATATTCAATTCCAGTGTCTCTATGCGTTTCATAGACTCAACCTTTTCCGAACTTCCTGTACAACCCGTTCAGCATCAGCAGGATTATTGACAACATCCGTTTCGTCCATGTCGATAATAAGGACTTCACTGGCTGAATAGTGCTTGTTAACCCATTCGTCGTAACCTTCCCAAAGCGTTCTATAGTAATCTACTAATCCTTGATCCTGTTCAAATTCTCGGCCACGTAGACCGATACGGTGAAGAACTGTCTCAAAGCTGGCTTTCAGGTAGATCATCAAGTCTGGTGCTTTCTTATACGGCAACCCGTCGATCTCTTTCATCATTTCATTCAATAGACCCTCATAGACCTGAAATTCTAATGCTGAAATGCGGCCTAGATCGTGGTTAACCTTAGCAAAATACCAATCTTCATAAATTGATCTATCCAGCACATTGTTGTTATCCTTGTACGCCTGTTTAATAGCCTCAAAGCGTGTTTGAAGAAAGTACAGTTGCAATAAAAATGGATAACGTTTCGCCTGAATTTCTTCCTCGCTTGCTGTGTAGAACAACGGTAAAATAGGGTTGTCATCCACACTCTCATAAAAAACTTCACTTTTTAATTCTCTGCCGACTAATTCAGCAACGCTTGTCTTACCAAGGCCAATCATACCTCCCACGACCAGCACCGTCATTCCTCCACTTCCTTTAAATTTTATTTATTAGCGTCGATTCACTGATTCAAATAGAGACTTAGCACCTTCAATGAAGGCCGCATAATCTTTCCTATTTCCATAGAACCTAACATCGGAATTTAATTCAGCTTTAAATGTTGTAAGGGATTCTTCTTCTTCTGGTTGAACATAGTTGTCTGTGTAACCGATAATGTCCTCGATATGGCGGGGCTTTGTTCGCCAAGTGTCGCCTACTTTTTCATAACAACTTTTGTCTTTTTCAGCCTTCCCCCCAGCCACATAAGCCATTATTTTAAAATCCACGATCTCTCCCCGTTCTTGTTTTCCAACCACCTCACCAATAATTCCCCATTCATGTAAAACAATCTGACCTACTTTAAAATCCTCATGTTTAAAAGACTTCATCTTCAATCGCCCTCCTTCTTATGTTGAAACATTTACGACATAACGGTGTGTACTCATTAGTTCCAAGCTGTAACCTTTTGCCATTTTCTGCTTTGAATGAAACCCATGCGTCTGATTTACACTCAGCACAAACAGCCTTTAGTTTTACAACGTCCTCCGCAATTGACATCAATCCAGCCGTTACAAAAAACGGTTGTGCTTTATAATCCATATCAAGCCCAGCAACAATGACTTCCTTTCCAGCCTCTAACAAGGTTTGAACGGCCAATGTAATAGTGCTATCAAAAAATTGAACTTCATCTATCAAGAACACGTCAAAGTTATTGAAGTATTCCCTTGAAGTTATCTGGATGGGTGCATTTGTCTTAATGATGAAAGCCTCAACTTTTGCACCGTCATGTGTTACAATTTCATGTTCAGAATAACGACTGTCAAAAGCTGGTTTAAAATAACCCACCTTCTTGCCAGCACGTTTCAACCGTCTACCACGTCTTAGAAGTTCTGTTGACTTCTCGGCAAACATGCCACCTGTGATAACTGTTAGCATTGTTTTAACTCCTTTCGTTCTCTGTCTTACACTTAGGTACTTGCAGGACGCACCTGTTTTGGGACAGGGAAAAATGTGGATTTCAAAACAAAAAAAAGGCCAACCTGTTAAGGTCAGCCCGTTTTAATTACTTTTCATTCAGTTTGATTCCCAGCCTGTCAAGAGTTCGGTTAACCCCATCTTTAAATCCATCTTCATATGAAAACAAGAGTGAATCTTTAAAACTATCCCTTAGTTCTACCAATTCCTTGTTAACTTTTTCACGTTCAGCCTCACTTAAATTGTCAAACTTAGATGTATCTAAAGTGGCTGGCGTTGTGTAGCCAATACAAATAGCCTTCACAAAATCCTCAGTAGAGATATTTCCTTCCTCTACATTTAATTTTCTACCATCCCCGAAAAAGTTCGTTAAATGCCACTCAATCATTGTTTCTTTAGAGAAACCATACCCAAGTCTTTCCTTAATTAAATCAGCTAACTCTTTTGAAATAACAACTTTTTCACTCATTTTTCAGTCTCCTTTGATTGTGTTATTTGTAAGTAATAACGCCTTACAATTAATCACTTGCAAAGATGATATAGATTGGGACATATAAATAAAAAAAGAGTGGCTTTACAGCCACCCCGTCTGCTTCCCATAAGCGATCCCCACGCCAGTTGCGTCAGACTCATCATTGTTGGCATAATCGATCTCACCTACATAGCTTTCTAATGCGTCTGCCACTTCTTGCTTGCTGGCCTTTCCTGATCCGGTCAATGCCTTTTTAACTGTTGTCGGTGCAATCTCGGCAATCTCGTAACCTTTCCACTTCCACATTCTAAAAAGAAGAAGTCCCACAGTCCGTTGAATTTGCTGGGTTGCCGTTGCAAACTTGTTGAAACCCTTCTCCATCACTACATCATCAAAGTCATAATGATGTGTTAGATAATCCAACATTTTGTCTATTTGATCAAGACGGTGGCCGGTAGGCTTCTTTGAATTTGTTTTTACATGTTCTAACTGTACTACTTCTACAGTTTTACTGTCTAAGTTAAATAATAGCACCGCAAAAGCAGGACATGCTAATGAACTATCTATGGCGAGAATTAGTTTAGTCTTAGCCATTTTTAGTTAACTCCGCATACACCTTTTTATATGGGAAGAACATGTAATCAAACTTACCTAACGGACTATCAGGTAGTTGACCAGCCTCAACATGTTTAGCCACGTCAGCCCACTTGTCTAATAAACGTTTCTTGTCTGCCTCTGTAACCTTATTATAGAAAATCTTAAAGTCAGGACGGGCATTCTCGTTGGTTGTCCACTTGTCTTTAGCAACAGATTCGTA